TCAACCCAAGCCATGCCTGATTTTTGATTAAGTCTCTTATAGTAACGGCCAATAATAGCCCTTGATGATAATTCTGCTAAACTCATGATATTTTCTTTAAATTGATTGTTATTAGATTAAGCTGGAGTCACTCTTGCTGCATCAAAGTCAACGATGATTTCATCGCCTAATTGATGTCTGATAATTTGACCGATATAAACTGATGAAGTATTTGAGAGGGTAAATGTATTATCATCAGTGGCATAAATGCTTTTGCCAACATCAATTAATGCAGCACCACTTAATTCTAAAGTGACATCTCCTCTTCTTTTGACTCTGATATTTTTTTCTCCATCTGAAGCATTAGTTGCATCAATATTGTCTTCAGCAAAGCCCAAAAATTTATCACCAACTTGCAAATCCCTAACATAACCAGAAGCAACTTCTAAACCGACAGCCGCACCCTGATAAATTAATTCACCGCCAAGAACAGGAAATTCATTAATATCTCCTAATTCGTAAACTCTATTTGTATCTGTTGTTAATTTACTCATAATTTTATTTATTTTTTAGTTGAATGAGTTGCAAATTACTCGGAATTTCTAAAGAAATTCCTGCGTCATTTGTGATCATGATTTTCTTATTTATTGTTTGATAAAATTCTTACCTGACCACTTTCATTTGCTTTAGCAAAGGCAAAATAAGCGTCAAAATCCTCACCAAATTCAGCTCGAATTTTAGCATTAGATTCCCATATCGATTTAGTTCTGGTTTCAAGAGGTGCATCTTTTGGAATTTGCTTTTCTCCTGAGTCTGATTTATCGATATTTGGCTCAATTTTAGGAATTTCTTCCTCTGCTTTTTTTGTATTAGCTAAATAATCTGAAGCTTTGCTTTTTTCTGCTGCGATAATTTTTAGAGCCAATTTCTCAGCAGTAATTGAGCCATCTTTTTTAGCTTCCTCTATCAAATCTTCATGGCCAGGTAAGGCAGCGGATTCAATAGCAAGTATTCGATCTCGCTCTTGTTTTTTGCCAGCTTCAATACCTTCATTGAAGGCTGATTTTTTAATATCTTCTGATACTTCCTGTATGATAGCTTTGGTCACATCAGGAAATTCTTTTTTGATGTAATCGGCAGTTATTTCCTTTTTGGAAATATCTGCGTTAGTTTGATTTTCTTTATTGCTCATAATCTGATTATTTATTGTTATTGATTGATTTTGTTGATTGAGTAGACCCAAAACTTCCTCATAAGTTCCAAGTGCGTCAGCCATATTTCGTTTAACGGCCTGCCTGCCAATCACTACGCCACCACCTCCAAAATCTGCTTTGATAATTTCTGGTGTAATAGATCGATATTTGGCAATTGATTCAATGAATGTGGATTCAAGATCGTCAAGTTCTCGCCTGATCTCTGCCAAACCTTCCTTGGTTTTAGGATCAGGTCGCTTTAGATTGGCATTACTTGAAACGATCTCGATATTTTTATAGCCATCCATGTCAGGTTGCTCTTGAACTGGAATTGTTGTCACAACTCCAATTGATCCAACCAAAGCTGATGGATTAACAAATATCTTTGTCGAGGCACTTGCTAACCAATAAGCGGCTGATGATCCATTTCGTCCAATATAGGAATAGATTGGCTTTTTTGATCTTCCTTTAAAAATCATCTCAGCCATTTCAAATGGGCCAACAGCAACACCACCTGGGGAATCAATATCTAAAAGAATTGAAGTTACCTCATCACTATTTAAAGCCTCACTAAAATCCTTAGCTAAATTTTCTAGTGAAGTGCCGCCAGCAAATAAGCTAAAGAGAGTTGTTCTGGCTGTTATTACTTCGTGAATTGGAATAATTGCCGTGCCATCTCTTATTGAAACTGATCTGCTGTTATTTAGTGGCTTCTCTGATCTAGTTGATAGTGACTCTTTCGATATCGCTTTCAAATAATCAGGTTCAATCGCCCAATATTTACCTATTTTAAAAAGGTCATTCATCTGCTTTTTCTAAATTGATATTATCTTGTTTTGCTTGATTGCTAATGCCAGCTTCTTGCTTCAAGGAATGTTCCTTTAAAATTTGTGGATATTTTCTTTCCCAATCGCCACCAGTTAAAATGGCGGTTTCTTCGGCGAGTGTTGAAATGCCCATATTTACACGAAGCTCTGCTGCTTTAACTTCTTTTAATTGATCAATTTGACCTCTTGGTGGACCAATCCACTGAGCTCCTAAATAAGCATTTTTAATAATAGGATTATTAAAAAATCCTGGAGCCTTAAGTAAGCCTTTAGCAATAGCTTCACTAATTACCATTTCGTAAACTGGCTGGCATAATTGTATTGCTAACCAACTTCTTCTACTTGAGAAAAACTTCCATGCCTCAACAAGAGCCGCTTGTGCTGCTGAATAGCTTGCTGTGAAATGCTTGATTAAAATTTCAAAGGGTAGCTCTAAAGCTACACCAACTTGCCGAAGTATTGCTTGCACAAAAGGATCAAATGCTTGGTTTGGCCTTTTAGGATCAGCAATTTCAATATTTTCATTTGGTTGCAAATCAAGAATTGCACCTGGTGCTAATTTATAATCACCATCATCTCTTCTACCACCCACTTCATCGAGTGGTGTCATTGGCGCTAAACCTTCCTCATCTTCTGATTTAACAAAAACAGTGAACATGGCAGATATTACCGCTGACATGATTTCTGCGTCGGTATAGCGATCTAATTGTTTTAGACTTTCAATAACTGGTGCTAAATACGGAACTCCTCTTGTAAGTCCTGGTCTGATTCGGTTAAAAATATGAAATACCTGTCTATTGTCATATTTATCAAAAGCAGGAATTTTTACATATTTTTTGCTTTTATCAGACTGGTAATCATCTGGATGTGACCCACAGATATGATAAGCAATCGGTGCTCCATTATTATCAACCTCAACTCCAGCAATTAACTTGTCTGTGTTAGTTTTATAATCAGGATTTGAAACTCGATCTGCTTCAACTAATTGTAGGCTAAGATCAATTAACTTATTTGACCTAGGGATAGTTCTTTTAATGATAAAAATATCACCACTTTCAAGAACTGATCTGAGTATTAAATTTTGAATCTCACTAAAAGTTTGAGATCTGGTAATATCGGAGTCAGAACTTTCCGCCCAATTTCTAAAAATTCGTTCAGCATTTCTTTCAAATTTATCAAATTCAGATTCATCTTTAAAAAATGGCTTTAGAATTTCACGATCAATGTGAGATTGAACTTTTAGGCCAGTTCCAACAACATTGGTCACAACTGTATTTACAGCGCCACAGGCAAGAGGTGCATTTCTAATTAAATCACGAGATCTTTCTCGAAGCGAAGGTAAATCAGGCAATGTAACATTATCAGCAGAACCATCACTTATATCCCATGATTTAGTTTGTCTGCGATCACGCCTTGCACCAACATAACCTCCAGCAATAGAAAGTCTGGCTCTGGCTTCTAATCTTTTTAAACCTTTTTCAGGGCTAAAATAAGATATGGTTTTATCCAGCCAGTTATCAGATATTTTTAATTTTCTACTCATGGGGAATGATATTTCTAACTCTTATTCCGCCTCGTTTTTTTCTTTTAATTTGAACCAAAAGTCGCTTTTCTCGTTGCTCTAAAATTGCCAAATCTGCCTTTTTAACTCTTTGACCATTATAGCTTGCTTCCTGAGCATTATTTAAAACATCCGAGATGGCTTGCTGTACTTCTGTTAATTGCTCTTCTAAAGATTTCATAAGGTTTAATTTATTCCTTTGCTGCGAACTCGTCTTGTTCGTGAAATTTTGCTAGATTTCTGAGCTTGAATATCAGGCTAAGATTCACGAATAGGGATTTCTGCTAATTTTTGGGCAAGTTTGTTTAAATCTAATTTCCAATTTCGAACTAAACCACGAAGTGCTGCAAAAGCATAAACTCTGCAATCTAACCCTTCAGTTGCTTGACCTTCTTTCCTTGGTTGCCATGATCTGACTGGTCTACCTTTAACATATTTGGTTTTTACAACCTCACTTGTTATTTGGTTAAACCATTCTTGATCTCGCTCAATTGGAAAATGCCAATAACCAGCACCTGATTTCTCAATTCGAAGCCTTTGCATTAAGGTTTCTTTGGCATCATTAACACCAATTACATAAACTGGTTTTTTGAGTCTTTTATTTTGACTAGCTCGGACTGGCCAAATTGGAACGCCATTACCATTAGAACTTCCTTTGATAGCAAAGATTCTTTTATGTTTTCGCTCATCGCAATAATTGATGACATGATCGGTGTAATGACCACCAGAATCCACCGCCACAGCAGTAATTGGAAAATTGCCAAGATTCCTTGAGTGAATGAATGTATGATTTAAAATTCTATCCAAATCATCCCATAAATCAGGAGTTGATGGATCACCATAAATCACCTGATAATCAAGCGACCATGATTCTTCATCTTTTCCCCAACCAACAATTTCTAGTTCTAATCTATTATCCTGAACATCAACACCAGCAGTAATTATTGCTACATCTTTTGGCAAATATTTGCCAAAATTTTCTCTTCTTTTTAATAAGCCTGTAGGATCAATAGCTTCACCAGACATATCTTCCCAAGTTTCTGCTAATTTGGTATTTGTCCAAACTTGAAGCCTTGGTGGGTCTTTATGAACTTCAGCAAATTCCTTAGCAATATCGCCCCAGCTTACCCAGCCATGAGGTGAGTAAAGTGATGACAAATGAAAAGATACGACCTTTTTATCAGTATTACTTGAGGTGGCTATCCATTTACCATCTTTTAGAATTTCTGCCTTTTGATGATCCTGCCAATGAGATTTACATTTTTTGCATTCATAATAGGCATTTTCTGGATCACCTTTTGGCCATTTAACATTTTGCCATTTTAATATTTGAAGCTTGCCACAATCTGGGCAAGGGACATAATAATATCTTTGATCTCCCTCTAAAAAGGCAGTTTCAATGCGACTATAATTTTTAATAGTCGGGGT